GAACATGGCTAGAGCATTGGTTAATAAGAATAAAGTATCCTCTACTGTTGGGCATTCTCATCTACTAGATTATGCTATTGCATCTAAACCATCTGGTAAAAAAATTATGGGATTATCTGCAGGTTGCTACTTGACACACAGAGAAGCATACGCATATAATACACAGAGACTATGGTGGAGTGGGCTTATAGTTAAACGTAATGTAAAAGGTGGAGAGTATGATATTGAAACTGTTAATGTACAGGAGGTAAAGAAAAGATATGGCAGATGATGTAAATTTTCCACAGCATTATAGACAATCTAATACAGAAACTATTGAATTGATTAGAGAGTCAATGACTACTGAAGAGTTTCATGGATATCTAAAAGGTGCGTGCATGAAGTACATGGCTAGATATAAGTATAAAGGACAGCCTGTACAAGATTTAGAAAAAGCACAATGGTATTTAAATAGATTAATAGTTGAAGTGCTAAATGTAGAAACAGAAAGAGAGGCAGAGTAGTGATGCAACCTATACATAAACATCTACTTGTATTTGCAAAAGTAAATAAGTTTCCAAATGAAGATGAGAAAAAAATAGTAATAGGCTTTATGAAGAACTTAGTAGAAAAAATAGAGATGAAACTAATTGGTGGACCGATTGCAAAGTATGTAAAAGATCAAGGCAACATTGGATGGACATCTACATTACTATTAAGTACAAGCCATGCGGCTATGCACATATGGAATGAGTGGGGGACTATGCAGTTAGATGTTTACTCTTGTAAAGAGTTTGATGAACGTAAAGTAATTAATTTTTTAAAAGAAACATTTGATGCAACTATGATTAAACACAGAGTTATTAACAGAGATGGAGGGTTGAACGATGATGAGGGATTAAAAATAACAGAATACAGTTAAAGGGGTCAAACTTGCACACACAAGCGAATGTGCACCTTTATGCTACCCAAGTATCAACTAAGGTAGAAACGTTTGAGTTTACTATATCTAAGAAAGAAAAATTTTAATAAAAGGAGAATAAAATGGCAGAAGCTAAAGCAGATGAGCAAATGCAAGCAGCTCATCAACAAATGGATAAACAATATATAATATCTGGATCACAGGTACAGAGCATACTAAGATATCTATTTACTAGACCTTATGGAGAAGTGGTTCAAGGTATTGAAGTACTATCAAAAGGTTTAAGAGAACTAGATCCAAACATTGGGGCTGACTTTGTAGCGAAGAATGCAGATGGCAAAAAATAATTCTTATCTGTTTGGAATGAATGTTCATTTGACAGGATCAAATGAGATAGCGATCAACCTAGATTACCCAGATCCAAGTGTTGTGCATGAAGAACTAAATAGTATAGACGAAAAGTTTCATGCTAATATTTTATCTGCGGTAATCAGGCATTGTACAAGCAATGCTGAAAAACTTAATTACGAAATAAAAGATTTAATAGAAAGGTTATAATGGATAACGTGGCAAGATTAGAAGTACCAAATAGAATGAGAAGTAATACAGTCCGTATGGACATTGACGATAGAAGAGTTGTAGCTATTGTAGACTACACAATAAATGCACAAGGTATAACTCCTATGGCTATCTGGGTTAAGATAAAACCAAATGAAAGCACATTAGATAGAGAGCTTAGAGCATCTGGTAAAGCAGTATCTTTATTACTACAGTATGGATGTAGCCTTAAAGAGATAGCAGAAACTTTTACTAAAGACTCTATCATAGGTTCTGCTGTTGTTTATATACAAAAGAATATAGAAAGTATATTAGCAGGTGAAAAGTTTGAAGGCAAGGTTCCTAGATTAAGTACAGATCCTTATAAGATTAAAGAGTAATTACCTTTCACTAAAGGTATTAGGATTTCCTCTAGATGTTTCTCTAAAATTTTCTTGTTGATCTTTTTTACGTTCATTAATCATTATAGGGTTATATCTTATAATTTGTTTAGGTGTCCCTTTATCTTTAACTTTATCTTTAAATAAAGACTTAATTCTATTTTTAAGAGGTCCCCCTTCTTCTCCATAGATTAAGTCTTTTAATTCTTTATCTGTTGGAAGATTTTCATATCCAGAATAAGTAGTATCTCCATCATATGTATTTAATGTGTTTATAAAATTTTCTGTATATAGTTTTTGAAATTCTGCTTCAACTAAAACTAAGTTTTCTCCAGAAAGTTTATCATTAGATTTAAATCCTAAATTTTCTTTTGCTTGATCCGCAATATCCATACCTACTCTATTATTATTTATATCCATATAAGCGTCCATAATAAGTTCTTTATTTTTATCAGTATTTTTATTACGTTTAAAGTTTTCTACTAAATTTTTACGCATATCATTTACAGTCGCTGTATCTTCATTCTTTATATTACTTTTATTATTAGGTATATCTAAATTAGTAACAAGCCTTTCTCCTAAATCAGATCCAAATTCATTAGCAATATTACGACCTTGCACTAAATTAAAATAACCAGCAGTGTATCCGTGTTTAAATGAATCTCTTATTGATCCACTAATATCAGACACATTAATATTTTTAGGTAAATTATTTAATAAAGTTTGATTATCTTTTATTGATGGCTCTATAATATCTGTAAAGTTTTTATCTATAATACTATTTACAGATGATCCATATGGTTTACCAAATCCATATATTCTATCTTGACCTTTTTTATCTATCTTGCCTCCCAGCAATGTATTTTTAGCTATACTAATACGATTAAATGCATCTGTAAATTGTTGCTTTTGGTCTAAATCATTCTCCGATACTAAATCTCCATAGGACATAGTAGGAAGAGGACCAGTTGGGGGCATCATACCTAATGCTTGCGAATCAGTTGTCTTTAAAGGAGGACCACTTGGGGGCATCATAGTAGCAGACCCTATAGTCACATCTTCCATTCCCATTTGTGCTTTTTTTGTAGGCTTGTCCATAATTCCTGCAACTATTTTAGTTGGCAGTATACTTATCTTGCCATCTCCTGTAGGTACAATCATTTCTGGACCAATTTCTCCAACTATAATAGGGCCACTAATTTCTTTATCATCTATGCCTTTAGCCGCATATGATATGGGCTTCATTACTAAACCTTGTGGAGTATCTTCTTTAACTCTTTCTCCAGTTTGTTTTGTATCTAAAGTTTCTTGAGAAGATTGTACATTCTGCTCTTGTTCTTCTACAGGAGACATCATAGCTTGTGCCTTGTCTTGTTCAGATTTAGCCTGTCTATCTAATAAAGAAGTCTCTGTTCCAAACACAGGTGTTGTGTCTAAAAGTTTTGGTCTTGCTCTTGATCTAAGTACCTGCTCACCTATAGGAGTTAACTTTGTGTCTAACTCTCTTTGTGTAAATATTTTCTTTGGTGCTAATGTGTCTACCATTTTATCCTCTAGTTAAGTAGTGGGTTATTTTGTTCTGCTTTTATTTCTTCTATCTTTGCATCAAGATATTCTAAAGCAGCTCCATTGATTTTAACATCACCTTTAACTGCTTCTATTTCTTTAATGATTCCTGATAAATCTACAGTCTCATTGACTATAAATTCTTTATCTTCTAGTTGTGCTATACGATTATTAAACTCACCCCAAGCCATGAAGCCACCACCGATGGCACCAATTACACCAATAAGTGCGGCATAAGATGATAGTTTACTGAACATTCCTTGCATTTAATAACTCCTTTAATTTTCTATACGCTTGATTTGTTTTTTGTTTTGCGTTGTTTACTTTAATTTGATGTTGCACTACAGGATCTGTACCTGCTATACTTACTTGTGTAACATAAATAGGTTTGCTGTAGCTATTAAGACTAGCCTGTATAAAGAAATCAGCATTACCTGATGGTAGTTCTTTAGCATCAAACAATGCCATATTAGTATTAAAGTATGATGACATATCAGGTTCTTGAGATATCATTTCTCTACTAACTACTTCATTTATAACTGTTAGTGTTGCATCTATTTGTTGTGCAACATTTTTTATTTTACCTTGTATAGCCTGCTCAATTTTTGCAACCTTAATATCTAGATCAACTTCCACGTCTCCTTTAGGTTCTGCTTTAATTGGTTCCTCGATTGCTTCTTCTTGTTCGGCAACTTCTGTTGCTGGTTCTGGTTCGTTTGCAATAGGCTCTTCGCTACTGGGTTGCTCTTCAATTTCACTTGCTATCTCTTCTGTTGGCTCTTCTTCAATAACTTCTTCAGCCACTTCAACAAACTCCTCATCGGCATCCATGGTTGCAGTTCCTTCTGCGAGTTCCATATTTGTTCCTGTCTCCACAGGATCTTCAATAGTGTCGGCATTTACAATCTCCTCAAAATATTCTTCAACTTCTTCTATAAATTCTTCTTGCATTTCTTCTGTAAATTCTTCTACAAACATTGTTTCAGGCACAGCTTCATACACTTCTTCTATTATAGGCATCTCTTCAAACACTTCTATTGGTGGTAGTTCATTAAATACTTCTACATCCATATCCATATTTGTTTCAGGAATGTATGCCAATTCAATGTCTTCGTAAAAGTCATCTTGATAGTAGTCGTCTTCAAAAAAAAATTCATCCATCACCAGATACTCATCTTGTATATCAAACTCTTCTTCTTCAAACAAATCAGGATTAAATGAGTATTCAATATCTATTGGTATAGGCTCTGGCTCAAAAAAATCGTCAGGTATTTCATAAATAATAGTGTCGATGTCATCTATAATATCTTCAACAATATCTATTTCATCTTGCCCTGGACATGTTGGTGGTGACTGTTGCCAACAATAAGTTATCTCTGTAACAGTTGTAGAACTTAATGCTTGATAGTTTACTCGAAGCGTGGGATCTTTTACATCTACCCCTGCATGCCCACCATTGTAGTTTTTATTTCCAATAATATCAAAACTAAATCCTGCTGTAAGTGTACCGTGAGTCATGTTAGGATCAGCATTCATTATTAATGTATTACCATAATTATTAAACTCATAGTTATGGTTTGTTGTGTCTTCAAATGTTGTGCTTTGTGTTGTAGTATCAACACCATTACTAGCTATCTGATACATAGTGACAGTAGATTCTGTTGGATTCCACCATCTTATGTCTGCATTAAAGTTTGAACTAAATCCTAATCTTAGTTCTTCTAAAGATACATGATCTTCTGAATTAATTGTAGTTTCTGCATATGTATCATGCTTACCAGTTAGATATATATCTTCTGAAATATCACTTGAGTCTGGAAACATAGTGCCATTCCAAGTACCATCATTAAATGTTTGAGATATTAAGTTACCTGTAGTTACAGGATTACCTGTTGTCACAGTTGTGACAGTAGTAAAATCTCCTACGTTTGGCGTATCAGGTATAACTACAACAGTATCAGCACTACTCGTTACCGAGTTTAATACGATTGCCGTTACCATCAGTAATAATCTGCTCATCTGGGTTAGCCTCTTGTTCTAATTCTATTGCAATTTTATTATCAACTCTTTGCATATAATTAAGAGCCT